ATCATCTACGTCTACCCATCCGGCATTCTGATCGGGGACTATTTCTCCCCATACTAGCACGTTCCCTACTCTACCCGTGGCCTGTACGCCAATGGCGTATACCGTAGCCGTGCCTGTTTCTGTTGTTTCGCCTAGTGCTGTAGTGCCCTGAACCCCTGTGACGTTAACATTAGCATTCGCTTCTGCGGTGGCGGTACCTAGTGCTGTAGTGCCCTGAACGCCCGTAACATTTATGACGTTGTTGGTTATTAAAGAAACGCTGCCTAGTTGAGTAGTGCCCTGTACGCCAATGGCGTATACCGTAGCTGTACCAATGACGGTCTCTTCACCAAGGGCCGTGGTTCCCACCACTCCAGTAACATCAACAAGCGCAGAGGCGGCGGCAAGAACCGTACCTACTTCACCAGTGGCTGCGTTACCAAGGGCCTCAACAGCGCCGTCGGCTTCAACCGCGATGTTACCAAGTGCTGTAGTGCCTTCGACGCCTACCGCGTTTACTGATACCCCAGTGCCTTCAATGACGGTTTCTTCGCCAAGGACCGCGGTGCCTTCAACACCCGTTACATCAACTATTGCAGCGGCGGCAACGCCTGCGGCGCCTACTTGTCCAGTACCCTCTACACCCGTAACTTCTGCACGTGTTCTAAGGTCTACAACAACTGCGCCAAGATTACCTGTAGCCGATACACCCGTAACCGAAACGTCTGCGTTGGCTTCTACTGCAACAGCGCCTAGCGCCGTGGTGCCTTGTACTCCGGTAACTACAACAGAGCCTTCAGCAACTACTTCAACGGACCCAACTGCACCGGTAGCCGCGTTGCCAAGAGCGTTTATTGCGCCATCGGCGTTAACTGCAACATTACCTAACGCAGAAGTACCAACAACCCCTGTAACAGATACAGTAGCATCCGCAGATACAGCCTCACTGCCGAGCGCTGTAGTCCCAGAAACACCGTCTACATAAATAGTAGTAGTGCTAGAACCCCAGTTATCTCGGCCCCAAGGGCCTGATCCCCAGCCTATGTAATCCGTCGAAGAGGCCATTTAGCCCCCTACTAGGCAATACGGATAATAGCGTTACTTGCATCAGCAGCAGGGAAGACAATAGTAAAGTCACCCGCAGTTGAGGTCTTGTCAGAGCCAAAATCCAAAACCGCAACAGCAGGGTTAGTGCCGCCGTCAGCTAAGTAAATCAAAGCGCCACGAGCAGTAATAGTCGCTGAAGACCATGTAGTATCCGCAAAGTCCAAAAACGCAGTAGTGCCACTAGAAGCAGGATTAGCTGAGATGGTCAGCGTGTTACCGCCCGCCGTGTACCCTGTGCCTGAGACCTCATTAGTCACAGAATACGCAGTAGTAGTCGCATCTAGCGTAGCTGATGAAGTAAACAGAGCAATCTTAAATGTCTGTGCTGTGCCGCTGCTGAAGTCGAATGTTCCATCAAGAACGCCAACTTTGAACGATGTAACCATAGCTTGTGAAATAGCCATTTGTGTTTCCTCTTAAATTAACGCGGGGTTATACGGAGTTGACCAGAGCGGTACATATCTTCCCGCATCTTGCCGTCCCCTAAGTTTTTGAGTAGCGCCATAGCGTCTACGTACATCTTCTGGTACAAGGCTACCATATCCGGCTCACCTTTAATGAAGCGTATTGCCTCAACCAGCGCACCATTTAACAGCGCAGAATCAAACTCATTGCCAAGCCACGTAGTACCGGCAGTAACAATAGACTCTGGGTAGTAGCCGTAATGCAGTTCTACCTCGTATGATGCGTCTGGTGTTGGGCCTATGATGAACGCTGTATCGTCAAAAAGGCCGTAATGCTTGGGCGTTCCAGTGCTAGTAGGTCCGGGGTATGCCTCGCGGATGAAGTTAACATCCTTATTCAGCAGGTACTCGTAGTTCCCATCACCGTCGATAACCGCCAAAGAGAACGAATACAAGAAGTCTGTCGGGAACACCAAGTACTTATTTCCAGAAGTCAGGTTACCAGTCTGGTTTTTACGCAACGCAGGAATCTGAACAGTGTTATAAATCTTCTGCTCAGCCTGATCGGTAAACATAGCAAGCTGCTCATCGGTAAACGACTGCTCACAAATGTCTTCTATGTTGGTTTTCAAAGACTCATAGTTCATAGCACTATTTTCTCTAACGCATACTGCCCGCGTACTTTGGTGTTACGCATCACAGCGTTATTAACCGCCGCCCGACTAGAATTTAAAAATTTTGCAGCATCCAATTGACTAAGAAAAGAAACCTTCAATTCAGGGCAAAAAATGGGCGTGCTTTTGGTTTTAGCTATTTTAGCCTTTGTAGTAGCCGTATGTAATCTGTTTGTAGATATTTTTGAGCGTTTCTCTTTTGCTTCTGGTGTGCTAGCCGCCCTGCGTATCCCAGCAATCATACGCGCCCTAAATTTCGGGTCTGCCCACTGTTTTTTTCGTAAAGCCGATAGGTCTACAGGAGGAGATTTGGGTTTTTTAATATGCCCCTCCCACCTTTTAGACTGGTATGTTTCCCCCGCCTGCAAAACATTGTATCTACCTTCCGGCATTAGCTTTTGTTCGTACGAAATAACCGCACTTTTTTCACAGACTAGCAAAACCAAAAATTCAAAGTTTTCTTTACCGTACTTATTCCAGCCGGACTGTAGTTTGTAGGAGTGGTGTACCCCACGACTTAAAGCCGATTTATGGGTGTTCCAGCGCAGTCTAGGAAGCGTTATAGTGCTCCCTATATATGCCTTACCGTTAACCTTGTTGGTTATAGCGTATACATACCCTACGTCGGTGTAATTCACCTGCTACTCCTTAACCCATTGGGCCTCGGGCCATAGTACCTTTAGTCGCTGCACCTACGCCACGAACCTTAACACCGCTAGTCTTCATGTCTTTAGGCGGTTGGTTGCAGCAGTCAGCTACTTTGTACATAACAGGCTCGTTAGGGAACTCTATTACCTTCGGGGCCTTCACGTTTGATCTTGACTTCATTTTCATTTTGATCTCCTAGCTCGTAGTTACTGTTACGGACCCTACGGCTCCTCTTCCTTCCAAATTGTCTGGGGTAAGTCCAAAAGGATCGTTTAGTCCTACTGGGTCCCATCCCCATTGAATATCCCTACTTGATACTAACTCCGCAGAGTCTGGACGTGGGTTTCGCAGTGCTTGTGGGTCTTCAACTGGAAACTCACCTAGTTTGTTCTGTGGCTGATCTGGGTTCCAACACTCGGGGCATGCCTTAATGTTAGTCTTATTTCCCTTAACAATCAGCTCTTTAAGTTCACGTAGCTTGTACTGAAACCCACATACGTCGCATATTGCGATTGCTTTTTGCCCAGACGCATACTTGTAGCTCATGTCTACCTCACGCCATATATACGCGGCACCAAGCTAAGTGTGGCTTTCTCTCTATCTTCACCCGCAGCTAACTCAAACTGACGCTCGTACTCGGCCTGTAGCATAGGAATACGTGGCATTAACTCAGGGTCTTTTTGCGCTATATAATACGCAAGCCCTGCAACGAGGCAGGGCAAGAAACGGAAGTTAACGTCTGCTGTGTTTACCCCTGTACCGGCATCTTCAATACGACGCATACGCCAATACTTAAGGATGTAGTAAGGCGCTACAAGCGTGCCTTGATCTGGCACCGGCCATACTGTTGCTGCTGGGTTAACCTGCCCACGGTCTATGTACATCTGGATGGGGCGGCCTTGGCTTAGCTTGTTAGGGATGCTGGAGTACGTAGAGACGCTGATTCGAGTAATGTTTAGGTCAGACTGAGTGCTGATGTTGCCACTACCCGTACGGACTACGTGCTCTAATAAATCTATAGTATCTGCTGGCAGGTCATAAGTGGCTGTGCCTTGAGCGAGGTTTAACGTGCCCTCTTCAATAGTCCACATGTTAATGCCACGGTTCTGCCACTCGATAGTCAACAGGTTCATGGAACGACGAGCAGTACGCAGGTCATAACCAGAACGCATTTCTCTACCGGCACGTTCCCACGCTTCTTCCGCAATCTCGGTGAAGTCCATGTTGAACGCTGTAGTACCAGAAGTCGCCATTATTTCTTCTTCCTTTTAAGCGGTGTTACACGCTTGGGTTTTCCCGCCGGTTGCCCTAGGCGCTTCTTCTGCGCTACTCGGGACTTCTTCTCTGCCGCTGTCATTTCACCAGAGGTCTTAGGCGTTTTACTGGAGACTCGCTTTGTGGGCCTACAGTACGGAGTTCCCCGCTTCTCGCCTTCCTTACGACCACAGGCTTTGCCGGTTCGGACATCTTTCCAGTCCTCTTTAAACCAGCGCTTTAGGGCTTTGCCCTTCTCCGTCTTACGAACGGCCACTGGCTTTCTTCTTTCGGCATTTGGCTATAGCACCCGAGGCGTACGCAGAAGGGAAGACTTTGTACGATGCCTTCACCTTGCGGTAACAATCATCTTTGACCGTACCGCCTTTCTTAAACGTAATGGGCTTCATTTTGCCCATGCCTCGACACTTCATCATACCATGCGACCTTTAGTGTGGCCCTTCTTACAGATGCCATCACCGCGAACACAGCCGCCTTTCTTGTAGCCCATGACTTTGCCGCCCATGTTCATCTTGCGCTTTTCCATAGCCTTTTCAGTGTCAATGCGGTAAATCTCATCATCGAGGTTACGCATAGTCTTTTTGGCTCCAGTCATCCCGCCCTTAGACAGTCTCTTAGTGTTACAACCAGCCATAATACCACCTCATTCAGTTGTTTCTTTGTCAGCGTTTTTACCGCCTTTGATGCTAACTAGGGTAGGCTTTGCTTCGCCCGTCTCTTCTTCGTAGAAGCCCTCTA